TACCGTTAAGGACACAGTGATCGTGACAGAAACCACCGATATTGAAAAAAAGAGCCTCGAAGCACACGTAGAACTGTGTGCAGAACGCTACCGATTCTTGGAGAATCGTTTAACTACCATAGATGACAAGATCGAGAAACAGAGCACGGTCATACGCGAAGTGCATGACATGGTACATGGCATGGTAGAGAAACGCACCGACCAGATCATGGCCTGGGGACTGGGACTCATCACACTGCTGATCGCCGCGGTCGGTTATCTGCTGTCCATCACTGTTTTCCAATGAAATACACCCAACCTCAGACCCTGGAAAAACTGCACCGCATGGTCGAACGTGACATGCCCATGCTGGAACACATATCCATCATCAAAGAGGACAACAGATATCTGGTATTTGGCATCTATCAAGTCACCCATGACCCAGGTACCGGTCGTGTCGCTGTGAGCAAAAACGATATTTTTCGCCATGAGTTCACTGGACTGCGTACCGCCCTGAGTTGGTGCATAGCCGACAAGTATCAGCAGTTTCCGCTGACACAGAACATAGAACGGCTGGATGCCGACAAGTCATCGCTGGAAGCAGATCTGGCCGTGAGACAGCCCCTGGCACATCGCATCAAGGATGCGTTCCTCCGAGAATCGGTCATGCTCAAGATAGACACACGAAAGAGACGGCTCATTGCCGTGACAGATCAATTAGACAAATGTGTAAATTTGGCTAAATACTGGCAAATACGAGGATTCAACAATGAAACTGCACGAACTGGACGCACGTCCACAACACGTACTAATATCTAAGGTCATTGAAAACCAGACCGGTATGCGATTGGACTTTGCCCGCGTCAAGCGTGCCAAGGCCATGGAAATGCTCAGCCGGGTGCGTGGCATGATCAGAGAGCATAAAATCTCTCCCAGTTTCCATTTCAGCGAGCGTAATCCTGATTACATCCGTCTGATCATGATGGAACAGGCTCTCCAGACCAAGATCGCCGAGATGGATGCTACCGTGGTGGCAGTGGATCTCAATGATCCCAAGACCAAGGCAGCCATGAAAAAAGCCGAGAGTGGCCAGTCATTGAATCCCGAAGAAAGCAAGATCATGTCAGCCGTGGCTTCCATGAAAAAAGAAAGCCGCAAACAGTCTCGCATGGTGCGTGAAGCCAGCGAGTTACAGACTGCCCAGGTGGTGCTGGCATCACAGGACATGGTAGATCGCGTACAGAAAATGATGGAAGAAATCTCGGCCATGCAGTTCAAGGATCTACCAGCCCTGGCCGACTCGATCAAGAACGACATGGGTGCCGATCAAGCACAACAATTCCAGAGCCAGGCCGCAGCCGCACTGACCAATCTCCTGGCAGCAGTACAGGCCGGCAAAAACGAACTGGAAGGTGTCCAAGGCGTGCTCACAGGACAGGCACCTCAAGTTCCGGGCACCGAACCTGGTGCTGACCTGTCCGCAGATCTCAGCCTGGATGCCAATCTTCCACCTGAAGCGGACGAGGAACAAGGAGCCGAAGGTTCTCTTGGCCGTGAACGACGCTGATGCTGATCAGAGAATTCAGTCAAGATAAGGTCTCTCTCCAAAAATTGGCCGCGATCAGTGAGTTCCTATTAGGACGATTAGAAGACACTGGCGGCAAAAAAAAGATCATGTCTTTCGAATCTTTTGCCAGTCTGGCCCAAGGTCAGCAGATCAGCCTTACGCCTGCATTGCTCCGCCAGATGAGCCAACAGGCACCGCTCAATGCCTTTATCAACGATGTACAAGGCGATGACCCAAAAACCGCCCAGGTCATATTCCAAGGTGCAGATCAGACACCACCGGCCATGACCGTGGATCAAGCCCGGAATACCGTGGATACCATGGCCAAAAGAGCCATTGACATCGGCTAAACTCCACAGGCTGGGGCTCCAATATCATAGGGGGCAGACAAAATCTGCGTTACATCTTAGGAGAAGAAAATAGATCCAAATGGGATTGCTTTCAGTTCGACGATGTGCTAAAGTCAGTGTTAGGAGAAGAACATGGCTTATTCAGAAAAAGTCTTGGATCATTATAACAATCCGAGAAATGTAGGATCATTTGATAAGGAGAACTCGCACGTTGGGACCGGTATGGTTGGCGCCCCAGCGTGCGGATGACGGAGACGTCATGAAACTCCAAATCATGGTAGAGGATGGCGTTATCACCGATGCCCGCTTCAAGACCTATGGCTGCGGATCGGCCATCGCATCCAGCAGTCTGGTCACAGAATGGGTCAAAGGCAAGACCCTGGACGAAGCAGAGACCATCAAGAACACCACCATCGCCCAGGAACTGGCCTTGCCACCGGTAAAGATCCATTGTTCGATCTTGGCGGAAGATGCGATCAAAGCGGCCATAGAAGATTACCGTAAAAAGCATGATCACAGTAACTGACATCGCGGCCCAAAAGATACAGAGCCATCTCCAACGGCGTGGTCGCGGCCTGGGCGTGAAAGTGGGCGTTAAGACCACGGGTTGTTCTGGTCTGGCCTATACCTTAGAGTTCGTGGATGAAGAACAGGGCCGCGAACGCTGTGTGGAGCATCATGAGCACAACGGTGTGCGTGTTTATGTAGATCCCAAGCACAGGCCCTATCTCACGGGCATGACCCTGGATTACCAGAAAAAAGATCTCAACGAAGGATTTGAGTTCATCAACCCCAATGAGTCGGGGCGTTGCGGATGTGGCGAAAGCTTTAAGGTTTGATAGTAGAACGTTATCAATATCTACCGCTGTCTCGTGTGAACGACGAAGGCCGACGCCTTTATCAGACTCCCGATGGCAATCGATTGCCTTCGGTGACCACCATACTGGATCGTACCAAACCCGAGGAAAAGAGACAGGCCCTGGCACAATGGAAACGGCGTGTGGGAGAAACCCAGGCACAGCAGATAACCACAGAAGCAGCCAATCGTGGCACTAGGATGCACACTTATCTTGAACACTATGTCAAGACCGGTCAGATCAAGGAACCAGGATCAAATCCCTATGCTTGGCCCAGCCATGCCATGGCCATGACCGTGATAGATCAAGGGCTAAAAAACGTGTCTGAATTCTGGGGAGTAGAGATACCCCTGTATTTTCCCAATCTCTATGCAGGCACATCGGACGGAGCGGGTCTGCATCTTGGCGAGGAAAGCATTCTGGATTACAAACAGACCAATCGTCCCAAGCGAGAAGAATGGATCGATGATTACAAACTGCAACTGGTAGCTTACGCTCTCGCACACAACGAAGTACACGGCACACGCATACGCAAAGGCGTGATATTGATGTGCGTGAAACCCGAAGTAGATCAGCATCAAACCATCGTAAAACCGCCCCAGTACCAGGAGTTCGTGCTCATACCAGAAGACTTTGATCACTGGGAGCAACAGTGGTGGAAACGCTTGGAACTCTACTACTTGACCGCATAAATACTGGATCAAACAAGGAATCCAGACGTGGCCATAGTACAAGTATCTCGAATCACCAATCGCAAAGGACTCACTGAAAATCTACCGCAGCTGGCTGGTGCAGAACTGGGCTGGTGCATAGATTCCCGTCGCCTTTTCGTGGGCAACGGTACCTTGCAAGCCGGTGCTCCGGTGATCGGCAACACCGAGATCCTGACAGAATTCAGCGATATCACCGCACTCAGCGAATATACCTATCAAGATATCGTGGTTGGATATGCAGCTCAGACCGGTCCTACAGCATCAGATCCGGTGATCAGGAGTGTGCAGGCCAAACTGGATGATTTTGCTTCGGTACGAGATTTTGGTGCCGTCGGGGATGGCATGGCCGACGACACCGTGGCCATCAATCGTGCCCTGTTCCAACTGTATTGCCGAGAAGTAAATTCTCAGATACGGCGTGCCCTGTATTTTCCAGCCGGAACATACCGTGTGACCAGTTCCATCATCATTCCTACCTATGCCAAGTTGGTGGGCGAAGGTGCCGACTGTACTATCATTTCGTTGGACCAGGCCGTGGACATCAGTTCGCTGACCGCATATGTGGCCCGATTCAGTGACAGTTTACAACAGACCGGTGTGAACATCGGAGACAATGGTGCCATCGCACCTCGTAACATCGAGATCTCGTCGATGACCTTCCAGACCGGTCCGATCACGGATGTGTTCCTGGTCGAGGACGCCACACAGTGCTATTTTGACAGTGTGAATTTCCGCGGACCGTACACCGTGACCTACATACAGAACAACGATGCTCTGGTGGCAGCAGACAACATAGCCGGTGTGCGATTCGACAGCAGTCCCAGCACTATCTGCAACCAGATCACCTTTGACAAGTGCAGATTTTCTGGACTGACCTACGGCATCAGCACAGACCAGAATGCCGAGAGCGTCACGGTCAGCAACGGAAATTTCAACACACTGTACCAAGGCATCGTGCTGGAGAATTCCGGCAGCACCAGCGGTCCCACCGGTTTCCGTGCCGTGGGCAACATGTTTGACGATATCTGGCAGGAAGGCATCGTCTATGACGATGTGCAGTTCAATGTGTCGGCCTACAATGTGTTCTACAATGTAGGTAACGAATTTGGTATCAGTGCTCTCGGCCCAGTGATCACATTCGCCACGGATACCGCGGCATCGGTGGGCGATCTGTTCGAGCGATCTGAAGCAGATAACAATCTGTTCAAACGGGTCAGTGTCACAGGAACTCCCAACACCCAGGCATCTGACATCAGCCAGGCACCTGGAGTAGAAATACAGTTAGGCAAATATTCTCGCCAGGTCGGACGCAGTTTTACCTTGGCCGACGGGGCATCAAATGTCAACATTTTTACCATCTCGGCTGTGAACTCTCGTGCCTGGAAGATGGATTATTATATCCAGCGTGCCACGAATGCACGCACCGGAACCATGACAGTGACCACGGATGGTACTACGGTATCATACAACGATGATTTTGAAAACACAGCCGATCTGGGAGTGACCTTGACCCCCACGGTTTCGACCGGATCGGTGATCATGCGATATACGACTACTTCTACTGGTAGTTCGGCCACTTTTAACTATTCTCTAAACTATCTATCCTGATGTGGCCCAGCCAATATCAAGATCGGTTGGCCTCCTGGGTCGATCTACGCCATCGATGCCGGGATCAGACGCTCGATCTCGCCGTGCTAGAAATAAACACCTGGTGGTTCGACGCACCTTGGCGGCCCTATTATCTACACTGGGACGATCGGGCCTCCTGGCCAGACCCCTGGCAACTTTTGGCAGACAATCACTACTGCGATCTTGCAAGAGCACTAGGAATACTGTATACTATTGATCTGATGGATAGGACCGACATAGATGATAGATACATCGCTGAAACGGATCTGGGCAATTTAGTCCTGATCAATGGGGGGAAATATATATTGAATTGGTCTCCAGACGAGATCTTAAATATCCAATCACAAAGCATTGTTATCAAACGTAGCACGCAACACCATACCATACGAGCATATACATGATCCAGATACAAGTTCAGAAAAGAGACGGAACACGCGAAGCACTAGATCTAGAAAAATTACACAGAGTGGTTTTCTGGGCCACCGAAGGCATAACAGGAGTGAGTGCCAGCGAAGTAGAAATCAAAAGCCATATACAGTTTTACCACGGTATCAAGAGCAGCGACATACAAGAGACCCTGATCAAATCTGCGGCAGATCTTATTTCAGAAGAAACCCCCAATTATCAATACGTGGCCGGCCGGCTTATCTGCTACCATCTACGCAAACAGGTTTATGATGACTTCCGTCCTTGGCATGTCTTGGATCTCGTGAGGCAAAACGTTCAGGCCGGATTCTATGATCCAGAATTGCTAGAAGATTACACCCAGGAAGAGTGGGACAAGATCAACAGTTTCATCAAGCACGAACGCGATGAAGAATTGACCTACGCGGCCATGGAGCAGTTCCGTGGCAAGTATCTGGTACAAAATCGCGTGACCAAAGATATCTACGAAACTCCTCAGGTGGCCTATGCGTTGATCGCTGCCACGCTTTTCAGCAAATACAATCGTGATTCGAGGTTGATGTGGGTCAAGGACTATTACGATGCTATCTCCACGCATCAGATCAGCCTGCCCACACCGGTCATGGCCGGAGTCCGCACACCACAGCGTCAATTCAGTTCGTGTGTGCTGATCGAGACCGGTGACAGCCTGGCTTCGATCAATGCCACCACCAGTAGCATAGTGAAATATGTGAGCCAGAAAGCCGGTATCGGCATCGGGGCCAGCAGGATCCGTGCCATCGGCTCGCCCATACGCAACGGAGATGCGTATCACACAGGCGTGATTCCTTTCTACAAACTGTTCCAGGCAGCCACCCGCTCGTGTAGCCAAGGTGGTGTACGCAATGGTGCTGCCACTCTTTACTACCCTATCTGGCATCTCGAAGTCGAGGACCTCTTGGTCCTGAAAAACAACAAAGGCACCGATGACAATCGTGTACGCCATATGGACTATGGCGTACAATTCAACAAAGTCATGTACGAGCGACTCCTGAGCAACGGAGATATCACCCTGTTCTCGCCACATGATGTGCCCGAGATGTGGGACGCTTTCTATACCGATGTCGATCGTTTCCGCGAACTGTACGAGCGTGCTGAACGCAACACCAAACTACGGAAGAAATCGATCAAGGCCGTGGAACTGTTTACCAAATTCATGCAAGAGAGAAAAGACACCGGGCGTGTGTATCTCATGAACGTGGATCATGCCAACACACACGGTGCGTTCCGTCCCGAGGCAGCACCCATCCGCCAGAGCAATCTCTGTTGCGAAATCAATCTACCTACACGTCCTTTGTCTGATGTGAATGATCCCACAGGCGAGATCGCACTGTGTACCCTTTCGGCCATCAACTGGGGCATGTTCCGAGAGCCACAAGACATGGAGAAAGCTTGTACATTGGCCGTGCGTGGACTCG